CACGATTAGCAATACCCTTGAACAAATAATCATTTGCTGTATCGGTTTCTGCTACGGAGTTACCCTTAACAATTAACTTACCACCATCAATCTCAATATCGATCTCAGTATCAGCGAAACCAGCAACAGCGATCTCGATTGTGTATGAGTTCTCACCATTCTTGCGAATGTTATATGGAGGATAGTTTGGAATGTTTTTAGTTAAATCAGTATGCAATGTTTGCAACTGTTTTGCCGTATCTTCAAAGCCAACAAAAAATTTGTCGAAGTCTTTGAATCCTGGACCAAATAATGATAGATGTGTCATGGTCTCTCCTTACTCTTGTGCAAAGGCTTTCTTCGCATCAAAGGTGTATGCGGAGATACCCAGTGTAGTGAAGAAGTCATTATACGATTTAACTACATTCTTCGCAAAAGAAGTTTGTGCAGTAATAAAAGTATTGAGAGGTTTTTTGAGTTCTTCGTTTTTGACGTAAGTCTCAACGAATTTAGTTTTGACACCTTGGAAAGTGTCGATGGCTGTGTTAATGTTATTCAACATTGTTTTGCTCCTATTAAGCGAGTAGTAAAAATGACACCCCGAAGGCATGTCGTTAAATCCAGCTTACCGAATACTGGGACACCATATCGTTGTGTCGGTTTAAAATACGCTCCTAAGGTAGTAGAGCCTTTGAGTTCCCATCCCTGGGACAATTCTATTTATGATGCAGGTGTTTCTGCTGGAGCTGGAGGTGCTTGTTCAGCCACCTGTGGGTCTCCTTGATTTTTGATCTTACCGATCAATGAAACAACTTCTTCAAATGGGTGTTTACCCAAAACACGCAACAACATGTTTACTTCTTCGATTGTCAATTCAAGTTTGATGTTCATATCATTTCCTTATGTAAAATTATTTAGACTTCTTACCGATATTATATTTAGGGACTAATTCCCAACCATCCTTCTCTTTATAAGATACAATCTTAATCTGAGATAGAGATGCTTTTGGATCTGCTTTGGCTGGTGTAACTATATTTAGTAGTTCCCAATCAGCTAGCAATGCTGTAATAGCATTTCGTCTTTCAATGTCACCTGAAGTAATATTCGATTCTTTGCCATCCAAAGCGAATAGTTCTTTAAAATGAACAATGAAATATCTACCCTGCTTATGTAGTATATGGCAGGATTGATATAGTTTTTGTTCTTTTCTGGATGCGATTCCAATGCGAGTCAGTGTTTCACGAACCTTTAAAAAGTTATCTGGTTCAGGTAAAGTCACTTCAAGCATGGACTCTGGCGTCCAGTCGTAGTAAATCATTTCAACAGTCATTATTTTCCACCTTTTTCTTGTTTTTCTTCAATTATGCTCAACTGCTCACTGGAAAGGATGCTCAATGCTTCCTTTGCTTTTTCATTAGAATATCCATAATATTCTTTGACAAGTTGAAGAGATTTAGTTTCGGCATCTTTTTTAGACCATTTACTAAACCTTTTCTTCTTAGGTATAGTATTTAGGAAAAAATAAAATTGCCAAGACTTAGGAATCATTGGGTAACGATTCATCTCATTAGCATAAAGGACAGTGTCTGGAAAATAAGACAAACCTCTATTGACCATAAAGGCAGAGTAATCTTTGTCTGCCTGTGGGTCTACAAAAAGATCCTTTTTGTTATCGTTTATTGAATTTAAAAAATCGAAAGGTGACATAATAAATACTCATTCAAAACCAACCTCTCTCATATTCTCTTCAGATGCTTTAAAGATCTGATCTGGAAACAGTCTTTGCAAGTTTCTTTCAAGTTCTTTACGAGTGGATCCCTGAGTCATAAAAGAGTTGGTATCTACATTATAAACATAGAAAACATTTTCGTGTCGTTCTATTGCAATTGGTATGGCGTTTTCAATGGTGTCGTGTAATCTAATCGTAAGTCTATCAGATAACTGATTAACCATATGTTGTGCAAAAACTTCTCGGAGTTTCCATCCAAGCCACATACAAAACCATGCAAAGAAAAATAGTTCTAAAAAATCAAAATTCATTTAAATTTACAGTGAGCCATAAGTTCGGTTAATGCTGCCATAGTATTTAGTTCATGATCAGCAACGAATGCTGCTTTGTATTGATACTCTGCCAATGTTAAAACCAACTGAGGAATACTTGCTGACTCCATCATTGAGTTTGAATTATCATACAGTTCTCTGAATAATGCAACTGAATCTGTATCAGAATTTTTACCAACCCACTTACGAACATTGGTAAAGTCTTTTTCCTTCATATAGGAAACAAGTTCTTTGTAAGAATCTGCGCTGGCATTAACAAGAATACCAGAATCAATCTTACCTGATACAGAATAACGCTGAAGTTCATTGAGAATTCTGCGATAATCTGGAAAGTATTTAGTCACAACTTCAGCGACTACCTTTGGATCAAATTCAACACTCTCTTGTTTGAGAATAGCAGTGGCACGTTTAAAGAATGCTGCAGCAGTTTCTTGTTTCTCTTTGTTGTCAATCTTGAATTCAATAACGGCACAACGACTATGAAGTGCATCAATGATTCGATTTTTAAAGTTACAAGTAAAGATAAACCTACAGTTAGAAGAAAACTCTTCGATGAATGCACGTAACGCTGGTTGAGTTGAATTGGGATTTAGATAATCTGCTTCGTCAAGGATAACAACTTTCTTGGCATCTGTAAGTGAAACAGATGATGCAAAAGATTTAATCTTAGTTCGCAGAACATCGATACCTGATTCTTCTGAACCATTGATAAACATATACTCAGCACCGATCTCATTACACAGTGCTTTGGCAACAGTGGTTTTACCTACACCTGCTGTTCCACAAAACAAAAATGTAGGAAGTTCACCTTGCGAAATATATTCACGAAAAGTTTTCTTTAGGTTTTCTGGGAGAACACAATCTTCAATTTTCTGTGGGCGATATTTCTCAACCCACAGAAACATTTCATCACGACTATCAATCATAATATAAAAACCTTATTTTAGAAACCAAATACTGAATCTGCCTCAACTGCTACGTAATAAACAAGATCGCCAGATGTTGCTTTAAATCGAGAGATTTTCTTACTAGAAATGCTAACAAGATAATCGCCAGGAAGCATCTTTAGGTTTTCTACTTTCAAATTCACTTTGAATTCTTTATCAGTAGAACCTACCTCAGTATTATATGTATTGCCAGTTGAGTTCTTTTTATCGCCAACTTGAATATTCATCTTACTAGAATCACCAACGATCTGAAGATCGGTTGCACGCAATACTGATGCAGTTTTCTGAATCATATTCAGCATACCAGATGTCATTGTAAATTCAATGTCTGCATCTGGAAATGTGATTGCTTTTTGCGGAGCAGTTAACACACTTGGGTCTGCTGCAAAGTATTTAATGCTACTACCATTTTCTTTAATAGTAACAAACTTCTCACTGAAATTTAGTTCTGGATCATCGAACAAACTCATTGCTCCAAGGAATTCATTCAAATCATAGATACCAAAATCAGAAGGAAATGATTCTGTCACGACTGTATCGGACATTACATTTTTCTGTGATGAGATTGTAGCAACTTTGTTACCTTGCTTCAATAACAAATTGCTATTGATACCAGCAAAGTTTTTAAAAATTCCAACAGTTTCTTTAGATAATTTCATTTATTTCTCCATTCAATTAAACACATAACTATGTATGATTCATTATACCTCAAAATGATGTTTTTGTAAAATTTATTTTTCAATAGAATACTTTACATCATGCTCATACAGAAACATCAGACAACACATTGCATGTGCCAAATGATTCTTACCAGTTTCGGGATCGTCTTGCTCTCCCTCTTTCCATGCCCAGAGATGTCTTTGCATTGCGTCAAAGTATCTTCGTTTTGAGTCAGGAACATTCTTCCAATTATCTGGTTCATATTTCTCTGCACCAAATGTTAAAATTTCCACAGTTGCTTTCAATGCAAGTGGAGGTAGTAAACCATATTGTAGTTTACCACCATCAAATTTTCGCCCACCAGTGGTAGCACTCTGGGACTTTATGACTTCTAATTTAGATGCCATCTATATCTCCATAATAAAAGGGAACTGGATGTTCACACCACCCAGCCCCTAAACACGTTTAGGCTGAACGCTGTGCTGTGAAAACAGACGCACCTAAAATTGCGTTGGCGATGCGAACCATGCGCTTGCTTGGTTTGCCGATCTTGTACTTTGTTGTTGCAGTACCATCAGCCAACTTTGCGCGATTTGAATACACGCAATGACCTTGCTCACGTAAGTTACGGATTGCAGACGCTGGGTGTGCAATACCAAAAGAACCAGCAATTTGACGTGCCGTAAGTTCAGCACCAGTGGACAAATAATTTAACAATTTTGCTTGCTTTGACATAATATCTCCTTACCATCTACAAATGAAAAATAGTCGGTGAGGGATGGCGACCCCACCGACCAAGGTAATGTTAACCTAGATTAAACTTCAATACCATTCTCACGAAGAATTTGATTGAAGTCTTCTACATCTTCGTTGTGAGAAATCGCAGAGTCATCAATGATTGATTGAAGACGAGATTTCTCGGCAACCGATTCAGTAGTTTTCGCTACAGTCTTAGCCTTAATAACTTTAACTTTAGCGACCTTCTGCTTCACAGCAGTAGTTTTCGTCTTAACAGACGAAGATTGAGCATATGCACTCAATTCTTTTTCTGTTGGCCATGGCATCTGATATGTTCCACGACCAACGATGTTTGTCTTTTGAAGCCACAGCGGAAAACCAAGTTTCTCGCCAGTCTGAGCACGTTGTGCTTTTAACAAGAAATATCCATTAAGAAGTTCTTTCCATGTTAGATCTTTCTTAGTACGATATTGAGGACATACATCCACGATACGCACACAAAATGCTTGTTGGGCTTTAGACAAGTCAGCAAATTTTTTCATAATCAATTTTCCTTTTCAAGTTCAGATATAAGTATACTACAATTTTGAATAAATGTCAAATTTAAAATGGCACTTCTTGAGTTGCAGTTGGGTCTGTTGCAACTGTTGTTGCAACCACTTCTGGCTCGGGATTTGATACTTTCTCGAACAGATCTTGGAATGCAACTTTAGTGGCATTATCAAAACGATTGCAACAAAGTTCAACTGCTTTCTTGCGATCTTTGAAGATTGCAAATGCACGAACAATATGAATCATACGACGAGTCGTAATTGTTTCATCAACACCACCATCCTCGAAAGTGCGACGAATTGCTTCAGCCCACTTTACAAGGGTCTCTGCGAATTCTTCATCTAAACAGCTGAAGGACTCCATCAGATTTTTAATAATTTTTACTTCTACTTTAGCAGAAGGATATTCTTGTTCAAAAGT